CTCTTGATGAGCTCCATGGCCCCGATCTGGGACAGGTAGTTGTCTTGCTCACGTTTCCAGTGAGCATTCGTCTTGTCTTCGTCCATGCCTGGGTTGGCGAAGGCGGTCTTGTAGAGTCCAGCCATGGGTTACCTTAAGTGATGATGATGTAGCGGGTTGGCCCCTTCTGCAGGTAGCCGTCCACAGCAGTGGTGGTGTATGTCTGGCGACTTGCGGCCAGCTTCCTGGCCACATGCAAGCTTCCAGTATTCGCTGTGACGCTGTAGGTGCGCGGAGAGGCTATGAGTACCTTGGACCACTTGAGGGCAGCCGTCCCGCCAGACGCTGTGTAGGTCTGCTGGGTAGCACTGATCTTCAAGCCTGAGCTTGCCCACAGCAAATCAGCGGTAACACCCGTCACCGAATAGCTTCTTAGTGTGCTGAGAAGCTTTCGCGCAGCCTTGAGGTTACTGGAGACGCCTGAGGCGCTGTAGGTCTGCTGGGTAGCCGTGAGCTTTCGGGTAGACCTAAGGAACCCAGAGACAGTAGAAGCGCTGTAGGTCTGCTGGGTTGCTGCAAGCTTACGGGCGGCTCTGAGGGCGCTGGAGACGCCAGACGCAGAGTAGGTCTGGAGAGTGCCAGTCAGCTTTCGGCCAGCTTTGAGGACTGAGGATAGCGTAGAGGCACTGTAGGTCTGCTGCGTGGCGGTGACCTTGCGGCCCGCCTTCAGGGTAGTCGTTACGCCAGATGCCGCGTAGGACTGGGCAGTGGCTGTGAGTGTGTAGGATGCTCCGGGTCCAGCCGAAGGGCTGTTGAGGGGCAGACTTGGTATCTGCGGGTCAACCGTTCCCTCAAGTGATCCAACCTGCCATTGAAGGTCTAGGTCATTCCGATAGAGCCCGCTTATGGGGGTCAGGCGATATTGCAGGGACATGCCACAGTCTCCTTACGGAGCAGCGTTGCAAGTGTAGATATTGCCTGTGTAGGAGGTCGCCGTGGTGAGGTTCTTCGGCAATTCGAGGAGCGCGAGGCAGGCGTTGTCGAAGATGCGCGGGGCCTGATTGCGGTTTGTCAGGAAGTCGAACGGCATCACGATGTTGTTCTGAATAAGCGTGAAGATGCCGATGGGATGCCCGATGACAAATTCTGCGACACCCGTAGCGACGGACGCGCTGCACTGCATCTGCGTCAGTGCCTTAACCCCGGAGTCGCCGGAAGCAAGGGGGGCAAACCACACGTTATTCGGCATGTCGAACTGGTCTGCGGCAGCACCAGAACGGCCCGCAAACGAAGGGAACGTCGAGGCAGCGTTTGATTGATCTAAGTAGGTGCAAGTTGTCCAGTTGTGAGCCGTGGCTGCAAGCGCCGTACCACCGACATCTACAAACAGGAAGTTTCCGCCGATGTAATCCGGGTCAGTCGCGGTCGTGGACTGGTAGCGGGTCGGGACGCCCGTCACCGCTTCCGTGGCCGTCGAAGCCATCGTCTTGTTGACCGAGAACAGGCGGTCATACAACATAAGCGAATTGTTCTGCACGTTGGCCAGAATGTCTGCGCCGATGAGGTGCAGCGTGCCAGAAGCCGGGTTGTTACAGGCAATAGCACCCGTGTCGGTCCTAGTGTGGACAGTACCACCCGGAGCAGCAGCACCCACGGAACCAGCAACCGGCTGGTTGCCAAGACGCCATAGCGTCGAGGCCACAGACACAACGCCAGTTGCACCGGCCTTGTTGAACGTGTTGATCTGCCCGTAACCGCCTGAGTTACGCGATAAGGCATCAGAAATGGATGTGAAGCCTACGCCAAAGGCAGGCTCCTGAAGATAGATAGGCTTTCCAGCAGCCTTCCAAAGGTCACGAAAGTGGTCAGCGAGGCGATCAATTGCAGAAGCAAAGTAGCCCCTCTCAAAATCACCCACAAAGTCGCCGTCAGCAGTAATCCATACGCTACCCGGAACGTCTCGGAGATTGATAGGCTTCCAATACCAGCGATTACCCGGACCACCGCCATTCCTCATGCAGTTAGCGAGATATTCGATCTTCTCCGTTCCCAGCCAACGCTCAAGGCGGGCTGAGTGGATCGAACGGCGCTTGATGATGTTTGTCATTCTACCTCACAGGGGGTTACATACGCCTCCCCCTCTGGAGGAAAGGCAGGCTCTGAGCCGCCGAGGACAGCATTGGGTTCACCTACACCAGGCTTGTTGAAGCCAAGCTCCAAGTCACACTTGGTGCATTTGAACACATGGTCACTCGGCGTCTCATAGGAGAACACGAAGTTGTGTGAAGCCATCTTAGGCCACCGTCAGCACCCCGTTGGTGCCGTCGAAGTCGATAGTCAGTGTCTCTGTGTCAGCAAGTGTCAACGCACTGCCGTAGTCATAGTAGCCAATGAGGGCATCAGCAGGAGACGTTGCTGTATCGTTGTAGAGAACTGCGTATCGGAATGGACCCACGGAGCCGCCTGAGGCGGTAATTACAAGGTCGGCAATAGTCAGCTTTGCAGTACCGGAGGTCTCTGCCCAGACAACGCTGGACAGCGTATAGCCACCACCAGCACCTGCAGTGTAACCGCCCGTGGCGGAAATCTGGGTGATGTCAGCGAGGACAGTGTTGGTGGCGAGAGGGGCAGAGTTGGTCAGAGCAATCTTGAAGGTGTGCGTGCTGAAGTTGTGAACGCCTTTGCCAAGCTGCTCAACGAAGTCCTGAAACTTGGTGAGTGAAGAAGTGGGCATCTAGTCTCTCTTAGAAGTCTAGTGAGATTGAAAGCTCGTCCACGGTCCCACTCTTCGCAGAGGTTACAAGGCGAACGTAGGAGTTTGCCGGGATGGTGGCGTTGGAGAAGCTGGTGGTGATCGATGTGTCAGTCACAGTGACACCCCCGGTAACGAGGGAGGTGCCTGAGGCAGCCGGGGTTGGCGCATAGAACACATCGAAATTGATAGACGGACTGGAGCCCTTCACGCTGGCCGTGATCTGCTGCACGGTGGCAGCGGAGTTCACGTAGAACAGCGTGATGGTTTCAGACCCCGTAGGATTGACAAGGGTGACGCTCTTGGGGCCAAGGGCACCAGCGTCTGCAAGGGCCTGCTGGACTAGCTCCTCGAAGGTGGTGCTGGTGTCAGAGCCGTAGCCGTCCTGCACGAAGAAAGAGCCAGCCATGGCTTACCTCACTCACACATCTCGGTTACGTGGAGGGTGCCACCAGCGGAGTTCTGGATAGCTGCCACTTTGAGGCCGGGGGAGATACCGATGTACTGCACGGTGTTGGCAGGCAGCAGCATGTCGGAGGACGTCGCAACAGGGGTAACAGCAACCTTGATGTGGCAAGCAGCGGTGGCAACAAGACGCACAATGGTGACACCGTCACCTACAGCGTTAGTGATAGCAGCAGAGGATGCCGTGAAGGCAGCCGTCTGGTTCCTGACAACCTTCAGGGCGGGTACAGCTAGGGACATGGAGGACCTCAGTAAGGGGTGTTATACGCAGGGGAGACAGCGGCATCGTGGGCCTCCAGGTCATAAGCCTGATCCTGAAGGGCCTGTGAAATCTGCATGTAGCGGGCCTCGAAGGCCTGCGCGCGGTCATCCATGAAGTAATCTGCCGCATAGGACAGAGCGCCGTAGATCAGTAGATCAGGCGCAATGAGAGACAGGACGGTCTCATCCGTGTCCCCGGTAAAGGCCTCGAACTCGCCGTAGTAGTACAGGGTGAGGACCGTATCCTCAGCAGGCGTGGGCTTGAACTCGAAGACGTTTCCGATGCGGGTGTAATAGGCAGGCTGGCCAGGTCCCTCGTTATCAAGCTCAAGGAAGCGGGCCAGCGGGTAGTATTCAAGCTTCCTCTGTTGACCTCCAGTGACCTCAGCCATCATGGCGATGGTCTGGATGATGTCAGCAGGAACGGGGAAGCCCGTGAAGGGATCAGCCACAGTGAGGCTGGTCTGGGCTTCCTGCGCCGGGGTACGAAGCTCTCTGGTGCATCGCTGAAGAGACTGGTTCAGGAACGTGTCAGCGAGAGTATTGGAGCAGTCCCGGCGATTAAGGATAGCTTTGAACTGGGTGCGAATCTCGCCGTAGTTCATGTGTTAGAGACTCTTGTTGGAGGTGATGAATGCTTCAAGGTTCTGCTCCCGAAGCCTCTTCAAGATGGCTTTGGGCGACTCCTTGTAAACGTCGAACCCTTCCTTCAGCCATTGCTCCACCACCACAACGGGGATGGACGCAAAGCGATGGTACTCACGCGCACGCTCCTTGGACTCGAAGCGGGCGTCACGGTTCGCGGTAAGAAACGAAGAGGCCGTCAGTGTTGACGCCAATATCCCAGTCTACATCGTGCAGGACAGTGCCCTGCTTAAGGTTCGTCTTAATGCTCATGTTTGGCTCTCAGTTGGAGAACGGGCGGGAGGTGGAGAGCAAACCCCCCGCCGCGTCCCATAGGCGGCTAACGTGGCCCTAAGTCCACGACACTTCTTTGCGGCCCGCCATTATTCAGTTAGGTTACGTGATAGCGTTCACGTAGCCCGAAGACTTGAAGTTCTTGTGCTTCAGCGAGAACTCGCCGACCACCATGTGGCGCTCAGCATCGCCGTCCTTGGCCAGACGCTCGCGGGTCCAGTTGCGCAGGACGCACTTCTTGAACATGTCGGGCTGGTACATGAAGGCCACCGTCGAGAGCATGAAGCGGTTCAGAACCACCTTAAGCTCACCCCACGGGCTGACATAGAGATCGACCACGTTGGTGATGGTCTTCGAGGACGAGAAGTCGCGCTGGCGGCCCGACGCAGCGGCAAAGCCTGCCACGATCAGAGCGTCAGACGGCTTGATCATCAGGATGTCCGGCTCACCACCGGCATCGTAGATAGCCTTGTGGCAGTTCAGAACCATCGTTTCGGTGAGGGCAGCGGTGCCACCAGCGATGACGTTGCCAGCATCGATCATGTTGAGGGCCGAAGCCATCTCGCGGGCGTTGGTGGTTTCGTCACCAGCAACGGCAGCGTTGTTCATGCCAACGAAGGCGTACTCAAGGTCACGCTTAAGCTCTTCGCCGGTCTTAGCAAGCTGGTACGCAGTTTCCTTGGCGCGGCCATAGGTCTTCACGGCATCAGCGGTCGAGCTGATACGGAACACATCCTTCATGATCTGCGTGTAGTTCGAGCGCATCGTGGTAGCGCTGCGAGCAACGT